ATTTTCAGATCCAGATCCACCACCAGAACCAATTGCCATAACAGTCATAGTTCCAGTAAATGGAGCAGAAAAAGTTCCAGCTCCTGTAGATGTGATTGCTTGAGTCTGAGGTGCTGATACAGTGATTGTAAATTCTCTGTCTGTTGTTTGTGCTCCAGCGGTAGCTCTAACTGTAAACGTTGAAGTTACAGTGCCTGAAGGTACAGCTGTTGCTGTTCCTGTAATAGTTCCTGCTGGTGAATTAAAAGTTAAACCTGGAGATACTGATCCAGTTGTAATTGCGTGAGTAACAGCTACACCTTCTGGGTCTGTTGCTGTTGCTGCTGCTAAAGTGTATGTTGATCTTGTTCCGTCTGTAATAGTTCCAAGAGATCCCGCTGCAGTTGCGAAAGCAGGGTTACCATCAATACTTAGAACATTATCTTTTTGACCTGTAATACTTCCATTTACTTGAACGTCAAAAGGTTCTCCTGCATCCGTAACAGTTGCAGGCACAGTCGCTTGTAACGCTGTAGCAGATTGAAAACTTACTGAAGGAGAAGCTATTGAAGCTCCTGTAGCAGCGATAAAGTTTACAGTGTTGCCTGAAGAAAAATTTGTTCCAGTAATTGCAATCGCTGCAGGTAAAGCACCTTCATTTAATGAAGCAGGACTGATTGATTGTACGGTTGGATTTGCCAAAATGTCAGTAAGTGCTGCTCCTGAAAATGCGTATTTAATTGATTTATATGTAGCCATAATTTATTTCCTTATTTAGTTTGTATTAACCATCCTTTTGTAGCGTCAACATAAACTAATTGTAAACCAGCATTGTTAGTTTGAACATCTAAATTAGATGCCGCTCCAGATATATTATGCCCGTTTCTAGCTATTTCTAACTTATCTGTAGCAAAAGTTCCAGCATAATCTATAAATGATATTGTGTCGCCAATAGCAGCAGAACCAGGAAGCGTAGCTGTAACAGGCGCTCCTCCTGAATTAGTATCAACAAAATAACCTTCTCCTGCTACTGCAGCAAAGTTACCTGTTTTAACTGCTTGCCATGAAGCTCCGCCTGATCCTAATTCTACGTTAGTAACGTCTTGACCATTGATGTAAATTAATTTTGTATCTTTAGCTGTTGCTGCAAAAGTTGTTCCTGAACCTGAGTCAGAAGCACCTTTTACTTGTACAGTAAAAGCACCTGATGTTGAATTTTTAATTAAGTACATTTTTTCTGTACCATTTGGAATTGTAACTATTATATTACCTGTAATAGTTCCTGTTAATTCTATAATCGCATTTCTAGCTGCGTTAGTTAAACTGTCTGTAGCAGAAGTAGCATCTCCATCTGTAATAGCTAGCGTAGTTGTTCCTGTTCCACTAACTACTTGTGAATGATAGCCAGAAGCTGCTTGTTGAATAATGTTTAAATTTGTATTAGTTTTTGTTCCCCATGTACCGGCGTTTTCACCAGTGGCCATAAGTTCAATACCTAAATAATTGTATGTAGATCCCGACATGCTAAGTTATTCTCCTAATTAAAGTATTTATATTGTTTATTTGGTTTTAAGTCAAACATAATTATGCAGGTGTTTTCCTTGTATATCCTGTGCTAGTTTTTGGTGTTAATCTGGTATATCCTCCACTCGTTTTCGGTGTTAACCTATGGTAATATTTTAATATAATACCAGTTTCATTTAAACTAATCGTGGCCACCTGACCTGTTGGAAATGCATTAGATAATTGAGTTGTTGTTACATTTCCTCGAGTCGATGTTAATGAGATACCTGTTGGATTTACTAATGTTACTGGTAAAGCTTCAGGGGTTCCTAGTGTTGTGGCTAATGTAGTTAAAGCAGTTAACTGAATAATAGGGTTTGTTGAAATTTCAACAGTTCCTATATCTATATCAGCTGACCGACCTAGACCTGTTAATCCCATTATATCTGCCGGTGATAAAGATCCAGGAGTAGCTGTAACAGATCGACCTGTTAAACCAACTGAATGATCATCTAGCGATAATAATCCAGGTGAAGATATAAGTTGAGAAAGCGCTGCTAGTGTAAAGGTCGCATCACCTTTTACACCTAATGCACCAAAATCTATATCAGCTGATTGACCTGTTAAGGTTAATTGTTGCTCAGGAATATCTCCTATAGTTCCTAAAGATGTTGTAGCAGATAAACCAGTTATATTAAATACTGCCGACTCAACTGAACCCCAACCATTTTGTCCCCAATTAAGAGTACCCCAACCAGGTCTTACAACTATATTTTCTGTTGGTAAATTAACTGATGCAGTTAAAGATAAACCAGTAAGATCTATTAAACTTACTGCACCACCCCAACCTTCCATGCCCCAGGTATCTGCACCCCAACCGGTTTCGTGAAATGCTGTTGGTGTTCCTACTGTAGTTGTTGCTGATAAACCTGTAAGTGAAACATCAACGGAATCTTGATCGCCCCATTGATTCTGTCCCCAGAGTGTGCCGGCTTGGTTCCAAGTGTTAGCCATAAGGATTTACTCCCTATGCTATTTGTATAATAGCGTTTCCTGCTGTTTGTGCTGGAAATTGAATTGTAAAAGTTCCACTCGTAACAGTTTTGTCTGAACCAAAATTAATTGCACAGACTGCTTTGTTAGCATTAGTTGAATTATAAATTAAACACCCTCTTGCTGTGAATGATGCAGTTGAACCCCAACTTGTATCAGCAAACTTACAACAAGCAGTGTCACCAGATAAAACGGGAGTTGTACTTGTTAAAGCATTTCCACCTGTTGTGTATCCAGATGAAGTAGAAGTGACTTCGTATGTGTTAGTTGGATCTGCTGTACCATCTGTAGGTGCAGTGTATACTGTTGTTGCTTTACTTAAAGTTGCTGAGTCACTTGAATATAAAGCTAATTTAAATGCGTCTGTACCATTAGTGAAATTGTGACCTTCTACTAAAATTTCTTGTTTAAAGCTATTACAAATTGCCGATGTTATCGTCATAAAATTTTATCTCCTAATTATTGAGGCGCTGACTCGATCGGTATTCTTATTGTACCATCCGTGTAATCGTCTCGTCTTCTTCTTCCAATTTGCATTGCTGCAAACTTTTGTAGTTCAGTTTTATACTTCTGTTCATATAATGTCAACATATCAGTTGGACCTTTTAAGAAAGAATATGCCTCCACTAAACAAGCATAAAGTAGCCCTTGTGGGAAGTAATTACTTACGTAAGTTCCAGCCGTAGCAGTCTCTAATCCACTGGGCATAACATTATAATGAATAATATATTGATAATTTTTATCGGGTGTAGGGGCTACATATACAGCTCCTGAAGTAGCTGAAGTAGCTCCGGTAGTGGCACCACCATACATAGAATAATATTTAGGAAGTCCTGTTGTATCTTGAGCTGCTGCACCACCTTCAGTACCTGTTAATTCTCCAATATATTCAGATATAAAAGTTTGATCACGTCTTTCTAACCAAACTCCTTCTCCTGTAGTAGCTGTTGTTGAATCAAAAACTTGAATACCTCTAACAAATAATAAGCCTGCAGGCATTGTAATTGAATTAAAATCTGTAGCAAATTGAGCTTGATCTTGGAATCTATCAGAATCCATAGGACAATCTAAATTAATTCTGTGTTCAGCATTACGAATAAATCCATTGATAATAGCAGCAGTAAATACATTAGCATCTACTTCTGTCCAGTTTCTAATATCCGTTGTTAAATCTGAATAACTATATGCCATAATTAACCTCTATCATTTACGGGTCCAATTGTACACTGAAAACCGCCTCCTGTTTCAGAGCTAGCTGCCGCGTTTACTAAAGGAACAGTAATAGAATTATAAACTGTTCTTGTAGCAGGTTGAGCTCCCGTTTGTTCTGTAGTTCCAACTGCTGTTGCTAAACGAGATCCATATACTATGGCTCCATTGGCATGTGATTTAGCAGTTGTGTTAGCTAATACTTTTCCTCTGTATGGTGCTGATGTTCCACGTGTACATCCCGTTAAATTATTTCCAGCTTTACCTGCGTATTGAATAGTTTCATTTTCGTAAGCGCCACTCGTAGCATTTATTTTTTCAATAACAATATATCCTGATGTTGGAAATTGTGTTGCATCATTTAAAACAACTGTATCAACCGTATCATTGATAGCACCATTTAATGTTGCCGATAATTCTAAAGTTGCAATAGCAACACCACCTACTGCTTGTTTAACTGCTTGAAATCTAACATAAGAAGTTCCTTCATTTATTTGATTAGAAGGAAAAGAAACATTTAAAGTTGTATTTGAATTTGTTGTAAATGGATTGTTGGGTAAAATATCTTGTACTGCAAACTCTACTCTTGCAGGTCTTGCATGTTGTAAACCTTGTGGATCAGCGCCTACTGGATGTGGTTCTAATTGTGGTTGCTTAGGTTCAAATTCAGAAATATGGACCCACGCACCTGTCCACTCTTGCACCATTTCTCTATATGGAAAAGCTGCGCCTGATCTATCAGAGATCGCTAATGCTCTGCTACCTTTTGCAAATCTAGCCATTATATATTTGGATAGTATGTCTTCGGAGTAATGTATGTGCTAGCTGGAGAACCATCTTCTGATAATGCTCTTGCTAAC